GATGACCCTCCGCACTAGCCAACGCCTATTGCTCGCGGAGATCGAGAGCACTTACGGCACAGACCCCACACCTACGGGCGCTGATAACGCGATTCTGGTTCGCAGCTTGGAAATCACTCCGATTCAATCGGACGTGGTTGAGCGCGAACTGGTGCGCGGATTTATGGGCAACTTTGAGGCCCTGCTGGCCTTCCAGCGCGTCGAGGTAAGCTTTGAGGTTGAGCTGGCAGGTTCGGGAACTGCTGGCACTGCCCCGGCTTGGGACGCGCTGATCCGCGCCTGTGGTTGCAGCGTGGCCACTGTTGCCGACACCTCGGTGACCTACTCGCCGCGTTCTTCTTCGTTTGAGTCTGCGACTCTTTACTACTTCACCGATGGCGTGCGCCATAAGGTGACCGGCGCCCGCGGCACCTTCTCCATCGCTGCTGAGGTCGGCCAGATTCCCACTCTGAATTTCTCCATGGTGGGCATCTATAACGCACCCGACGACAGCGCAAACCCGACGCCGACCTATCAGAACCAGGCCAAGCCGGTGCTGTTCAAAAACGGCAATACCACCAGCCAGCAGCTGTTCAGCTTTGCCGGCGCCGTGCAATCGTTCGGGTTTGACCTGAACGCAGCCACCACCTACCGCGAACTGGTTGGCGGCACCAAAGAGGTGCTTTACACCGATCGCAAGCCTTCCGGCAGCATTGTGCTGGAAGCCGAGTTGATGGCTACCCACAACTTCTTTACTGATATCACCGGCACGGCAACTGGAAACAACACGTTCCAGCATGGCCAGACCGCTGGCAATATCGTCACTTTCAGCGCGCCGCAGACTGACCTGACGGCCATCAGCTATAGCGATTCCGATGGAATCCAAATGCTGAATATCGACTACAACGCTGCCCCATCTGATTCGGGCAACGATGAGTTCTCGATTGCGCTGACCTAGGCAACTGCTACGCTTGCGGCGATTAGCCACCTTTTATGGCATTCGTTCTCAAGCAATCAGATACCTACAGCTGGCCTGTTGCATTTGATATCCCCGTTGACGGTGGCCGCCATCAGCGCGTCACCTTTGACGGGGTTTTTAAGCGCGTCAGCCAAAGCCGGATGCGTGAAATCGGCCAAATGATTCAGGAGGAACAGCTGACAGAGGCTGACCTCGTTTCTGAGATTTTGGTTGGGTGGTCCGGCATCACCGACGACGATGGCAAAGAGTTGCCATTTAGTCAGAAGGCTTTGGCGCAGCTGCTAGACGTGCCGATGCTTGCTGGTGCTATTGCCACCACCTACTTAGAGAGCCATCAAGGGGCTAAGCGAAAAAACTGATCGAGGCCGCTGAGTATTGGGCCAAAGGCACCGAAGACACCTCGGAGCTAATGGCAGATGCCGCGGCCTTTGGCTTGGCGCTCCCGATGCCAGAGGGGCCAGAGGATTTCGAGGTTTGGCAAGAGAACTGGGCAGCGGTGGAAATGTTCTTGCGCTGCCAGACCCAGTGGCGCGTTTCAATGAACGGCCTGCTGGGCTTTGACTATGGGGCGCTTGCGTGGCTCTTTAGACTGTATGAAGTAGAAGACCCCCGTTCACTTCTGGAGGATCTGCAGGTCATGGAAGGGGCGGTAATGCAGATTCTGAATAAGGAGTCCAAATAATGGCGACCACCTTTGGGTTGCTGATCAACGCCAACGTTAAGGGCGAGAACAATATCAAGCGCCTTGGCAACTCCATGCAGGGAGTGCAGGGCAAGGTCAAAAACCTCAAGATGGCTGTTGGCGGCCTGAATACTGCTTTCAAAGCCTTAGGCGCTGCGCTTGCTGTTGGCGCATTTGCAAATCTTGCAAAGCAGACGATTGATCAGGCTGACGCCTTTGGCAAGCTGAGCACCAGGACGGGCATTGCAGCTAATTCACTGCAGGCTTTTGTCAATGCAGGCAAGCTGGCTGATGTTTCGCAGGCGCAGCTTGAAACGGGCTTAAAGAGTTTTGCCCGGACTTCTTACGAGGCAGCCAAAGGCGTTGCAACCTATAGCGATGCCTATGCAAGCCTTGGCGTAGACGTAAAACAAGCAGACGGAAGCCTTAAGGCTTCGGATGATCTGCTTAAAGAGATTGCAGACAAATTCAAGAATCTGCCCAATGGCCCGGAAAAGGCAGCTATTGCCATGCGGCTTTTTGGCAAATCTGGCGCCGATATGATCACGCTGCTGAATGGCGGCAGCGAAGCGTTAGAGAAATTTAATTATGAGGTCAGCGAGAATTTCTCCCAAAATGCTGAGTATTTCAACGATCAGCTAACCATCCTGCAGATTCAGTTTGATGGCTTTAGAAAGCAACTGCTAGATGCGTTGCTGCCTGCGCTGAACGCGATCATCGAAGTTTTCTCGGAGATGTTTGCCACCGAGAACGATTGGACCGCGTTATTTAAGGTCATTGAATACGGCATCCGTGGAACTGCCATTGTCATCAAGAGCCTGATTGATTTGGTCGATGAGCTGGTTCGCGGCCTTGTGACCAGCTTTAGGGTCATTGGCAAAGTTCTCAAAGGTGACTTTGGCGGCGCAATGGCCGAGGTCGGCAACGCCTATAAGGGAGCGTTTGATCGGGCCAAGAAAAACAAGGCGCAATATGACCGGCTGCTATACGGGACGTCAGAGCGAGGCACTGACTACGGCGGAGGTGGCTTTGGAGCGTTCACTCCCATGGACCCTGCTGCAAGCAGAAGCGCTAGAACTAGGGCAACAAAACAGAAGAAAACGCCTGAGCAAATTGCAGCCGAAGAATACGAAAAGATGCTGCAAAAACTGATGGGCACTGCAGCTGGGTTTAAAACAGTGACGATTGAGGCTGTTGAAGTCACCAAAAACCAAGCCACTGCTTTTGATGGCGTCAAAGCCGCTGCTGCTGGTTACTTAGAAAGTATTGGCACGATGCGCGATGGCATTACTAATTTGGCCGGCACTGCCTTTAAAGGTCTTGAAGATGCCTTGACCAGTTTGGTCACAACAGGCAAAGGCAATTTTCTTGATTTTGCGCGCACGATTCTTGAGGCGACCGCGCGCATGATTATTCAGCAGACAATTTTGCGCAGCATCATGCAGGCGCTTGGGGCAATACCTGGCGGCGCATTGCCGATATCTCCGTTTGGCGGCCCACAAGTTGTTAGCGGTGGCACCGGCATTGATGGCAGTGCATTTGGTGCGGCAGCTTTTAGCAAAGTCTTGCCGACAGGATTTGCCAAGGGCGGCATTGTCAAACGTCCCACCATGTTTGCCTTTGCCAATGGTGGAGCAGGCCGCCTAGGGCTGATGGGCGAGGCGGGCGCAGAAGCCATTTTGCCCCTAAAGCGTGGCGCAGGTGGCCGGCTTGGGGTTGAGGCTTCTGGCGGCGGTGTTGGAAATATCACGGTGAACGTTGATGCTTCTGGCACCAAAACCCAAGGCGACCAGCCCAATGCAAATAGGCTGGGTGAAGCACTTGGCGCAGCTGTACGCGCCGAACTTGTCAGGCAACGGCGCCCAGGAGGACTGCTCGCATAATGGCCACCTTCCCAGATATTGCCGTTAGCTACGGCGCGCAGAAAACCAGCCAACCTGCTACCCGCACCGTCAAATTCGGCGATGGCTACGAACAGCGCACGGTTTTTGGTTTGCCAACTCATGCCAATCCAAAACAATGGGCATTGACTTGGCAAAACATCACAGAAACCGATGCAGATACGATCGAGGATTTTTTGAATGCTCGCGCTGTTGATTCAGCCAGTTTTGATTGGACGCCACCTGATGAGGCAACTGCCTACAAATGGATTTGCCCGGAGTGGTCTAAGAGCATCGACTATCCAACGCGCTCAACAATCAACGCAACCTTCCTTCAGGTATTTGAACCGTAATGGCGATTCCGGTTTCTGAACTTCAGAAGATCAACCCAAGCAGCATTATCGAGCTGTTTGAGCTTGAACTGGTTACGGCGTTGCATGGTGCTAGCACGGTCTATCGCTTCCACGCCGGAAGCAACATGGACGCCAACGGCGAGGTGGTCTGGAACAGCAATAGCTACCAGCGGTTCCCGATTGAGGTTGACGGGTTCGAGTACAACGGACAGGGACAGCTACCACGTCCCACCATCCGGGTATCAAACATCTTTGGCACGATCACGGCAATTCTTCTGACGGTCAACAGCACCACTGCTGGCAATGATCTTGCCGGGGCAAAGCTGACCCGGATCCGCACGATGGCGCGTTATCTGGACGATGCCAACTTTGATGGCAGCAATCCTTACGGCACGCCAGACCCTACGGCTGAGTTTCCGCGTGAGGTCTATTACGTTGATCGCAAGGTCAATGAAACCCGAGACATCGTTGAGTTTGAGCTGGCGGCAGCTTTTGACTTGGCTGGCGTTCGAGCACCTAAGCGTCAGTGCATCGCCAACGTCTGCCAATGGATCTATCGCTCTAGCGAGTGCAGCTATACCGGCACCGACTATTTCGACGCTAACGACAGTCCAGTGACAGATTCTGCTGATGACGTTTGCGGCAAGCGGTTGAGCAGCTGCAAGAAACGTTTTGGCAATAGCGCCTTACCGTTTGGTTCGTTCCCTGGTGTTGGCACGTTCTACACATGAAGTGGCACGACGAGGCATTGGCTCACGCACAAGCTGAGGATCCACGCGAAGCGTGCGGTTTGCTTGTGGTGGTCAAAGGACGCAAGCGTTACTGGGCGTGCAAAAACCTGGCGTCAGATAACAACCAATTCATCCTCGACCCGACTGATTTTGCAGCCGCAGAGGATGCAGGCGAGGTTATTGCTGTTGTCCATAGCCATCCGTCCACACCGCCAACACCAAGCCAAGCGGATCGCGTGTCCTGTGAACTCAGCGGCTTGCCCTGGCACATCGTCAACCCGAAAAC